GCCCCCTGCTGGGCTTGCTGGTAAAACTCCGTCTGTGCGGAGGGTGAGGCCGCGAGGGCCCCCGGTACGGGCTGGTTGGGGCCGTTGCCCCCACTTACGGTGCCTTTCGAATCCCCCGGCTCGCCACCTTGACCCGGTGACTGGGCCAGATACATGGCAAATCGTTGCTGGAAGGTCGGATCGAACCACACCTCGTCGAACCACTCGATGTTGGCCTCTTTCGCCATCCGTTCGGTCAGCGTCATGAGATTGAGGGGCTGCCCCATCTGCATATACATCATGGCAGTCTGGGCAATGGAGGGGAGAATGCGTCCGATGAAGTCCATGGACCGCTGGATGCGGGTCTGGGTGTCCATTCGGGTCATCGACTCAGGCTGGACAGAGAAGTGGAAGTCGATGAATTCGCCCTGCTGGACCTCTGGGGTCAGGCTCACCTGCTCCATATAAGGTTGGGGGCCGGATTCGGTCATCCGCGTCTTCCTGCGGGCCAGCACCATGTCGATCATCGGGTCCGTGTGGAGGTAGAAGGCCCGTTTAGACCCCTCCTCGGCTGCGGCCTGATACACGAGATCCCGTGTATCCTGCAAACTGACATCGGCATTCGCCTGTAGGATGTTCGCTTCGGTCGCAGAGTCGCTATCGAGGGACTGTCCGCCGATTCCCTGCGGGTTGGCAGCCATGGTATTGAACCACATCTGGAGATGCTGGCTCATTTCGATGTTTTCGGTCTTCTGACCCCCGAAGCTGATGGACTGAATACCCTCTGGATCGTCGATTCCGATGGCATGCCCGTCCGGGGCGTCAAGGGCTTCCTGTGCATCGTCCGCTGCGGAGCGACGATACACGATAATGTCCTTCTGGCGGTCGGCTTGATCGATGGCTTTCTTGATTATGCGGTTCGCCATGACGTGAAGGTCGTACCAGATCCCCACTGGGGCGATGGCCATGGGGTTTGCGGGACATGGGGGAGTGATCGAGAGGAAGGTATACGGCCCATCGGCGGGTCCGTAGGCGTCTTCCTGCCTCAGATACTTCTCCAACATCTGTCCGCTGCTCTGTGAGTTGCCATATGGGGCCGGAACCGTGATGATTGACTTCTCGGACGGCACCCACAACTCCACGATCTCGACGTAATCCTTCAGCATATACGCTTTATGGGTTGTGGGGGAGCCCCCGATGTCCTCAGCACGTATAGTGGTGGTGTCTACCTTCGGGAGAGACTCGATCAGGGCGTTGTCATACAGCCCGGAGTCCATCAGATATGAGCGTTTGACCCGGATTCGGTCGCCCAACCACTGCGATTCCCCGATCTGCCCCTTGTTGGTGGGGTCGAAGACGAAGTTGTCGAAGTCCACATGGTCGGAATAGATCATTCCGGGGTCGATATCGTTCTGATCGTCGAAGGTAATGGCCGAATCGGAGTCTGCGAGCCCCGTCTTCATGATACCCAGCCCACCGAGGATGGCATCCATCAGCCACAGACGGTACGTCTTGGCCAGTTTCAGCTTCTGTGTGTTGTAGTTGAGCCCCAACTGGAGCAATTCGGCGTACTCCTTGTACATCACGAACTCGCTCTCGACGGTGTATCGAGGGTTCGACATGACAATCTGGGGGAGCAGCACCCGAATCGCGTTGAAGATGAGGTTCATCGGCTGGTTGCCGATCTTCCCGCTGCTCTTGTTGTAGTAGTTTCCGAGGAACGCACGCATGAACATCATACGGGCTTGGCGGAAGTTGTGCATCCGCTGGAAGCCGTACTGCACGTCGCGTTGCAGATCCTTTGGGTCGTATCCCGGCATTATGTTCTCCAATCAAACGTATGACCGGCCATTCGCCGATCGATACTCTTCTGTCGCAACCGTAGTTGCCGTCTAAACGCGGGTGAGCGTGAGGGTGCGGTGATCGCCACGGTTTTCCGGCGACCGCCCGTCGAATCCTCGACGCCGATAACGCACAGACCGACAGAGATCACTCTGTCCCCGTGTGTTTTGCGGGCGTTCTCCGACTCTTCCATGAGCCCTGCGGGGCCGATTCCACCACCAGTGAGGTAAATGTAGGTAGTGGCTTCGCCAAGGGCTTCCTCACTGTGGTGGATAATGCCGCCGAGAGCGTAAGCCTTGCGAAGACCCCCCAACATGAGTTCCTTTTTCTCATTCGTACTGTGCCAGCCTCCCCGGTTCGATCGCTTCTCTGCGAGGGTGCGGGTCGCACGGTCAAAGTAGATGCGGGGGTACTCGTAGGTCTTCATCAGTTGGCGTCCGAAGTCCCAACCGGGGCCTTGCGACTCCCAGATGATGAGCGGACGCCCACCGTTCTTCGCTCCGCCGAACCAGATCGCAGCCGCACAGACCATGCGGGCGAGTTCGTAGGGCGGAATCTTCGCATCCGCATACTCGGCGATGACCTCGCCGGTCTGGATGCACATAACGGACACGACGCTATTCGAAGCCCCTTGTCCTTTGGAGATGTCGATACCGAAGACGTAGTCCTTCGTCTGGTCGGGGCGACCCTTGATGAGGTTGCACCAGATCCGCCACTTGCCGCGTGGCGAGACCTGAAGGCAGCCGATGTCCTTCCGCACTAGGAGAGACGGGATTGCGTGGGTACGCACGTTTTTGCGGAAGTTCAGTGTGCGGGTTGTCTTGGCGGGACGGGCGAACAGTCGCTTGTGTTCCTCCAGCACGATCGGGTCGAAGTAGATGTCACCGGACCCGATGTGATCCATGTCGATCTCCTGAGCCATTTCCTTGGCGTCACGGATCGTCTCCTGATGGTCGTACCACGGGGAGCGGATACGCCACCGGAATGAAGCGTCGTCGAACTTGGTGTAGCGGCCCATGCCCTTCTCAGGGTGTTCCCACCACGGCATGACGAAGACTTCGATCTGGCCTGAGTGCCGCCATTCGGTGTACGCTGTGCCCGGTCCCCACGGAGTACTGTTGGGGAGGAGGCATGGTGACACATCGCGGAGGGCACCCTTGATTTTGCGGCCATTTTCCATCTTCGCCATCTCGTCTAGGAGGACTGCTCGCCGTCTGTCGCCCGAACCTGCGGCCTTATTCGAACTCTCACCGTCGATGCGGGAGCCGTTTTGCAGGTTGACGATGTGCATGTTCGTCCGCTTGATCGGCGGCACCATCCATTCCGGCAACCACTTGGTAATGTAGTCGTGCTTGACGAAGAGGGCACGCGGATTGTCGGACCCGTCAACGTCCGTCTCGACTCTTGAAAGCTCAAGGAAGAGAGCGTTTTTCCTGAAGAGGAACTGATGATGAAAAACGACGACATGGTCCCAAGATGCTCCCATGTCGCGTGTCTTGTCGGTAAGGAGCGATCGTGCATTGTTGATTGCTTTCTCTAGCCGGATCAGGTGTAGATCCTGTATGGCCCACGTAACGAATGGTACGTCGGCGTTTTCCGCTTGCTTTATGCGACCCATGTTCTGTGCGTCTGTCTCAGCTTCATGCACCCGGAAGGTGAATACAAACGCATTGATGAAGAACAGGAGGGACTTGGAGCAGGCGGTGTAGAGGGCTTGCTGGAGGGCGGGGTCGTCCTCCGCTCGTCGGAGAAGTAGGGCCCGCCACTTGAGGTTCTCGGCGGGGTCTTTTGGGACCGTAATACCGGTGATAGGGCATGTCCATACCCGCTCAACATCGGGGAACGGAGTCGGGAGAGAGGGCTCCAAGGCATGGATATTTCCACTCATCCTACGAGCATCATCTGAACGAAGGCATCGCCGACGCCGTCAGCGACGTTCCGCTTGATCATGATCTGGTCGATGTTCCCCATCGTGTCCACGCTGGACGCGGCCATATCAACGAACATCTGTCCGCCACCGGAGTAGAACATCCCGGCCTTCAGACTGATCGTGTAGCTCTCGGACGAATCCGAGAATTCGATCGTGATGTCCTTGTCGGACACGATGACACAATGTTCGAAGGTCGCCATGGCACCCTCGTTGGCGAGCCAGAAGAGAACCTGTGTGCCAGCATCCGCGACTACCGCAGAG